AGGTGCCGCGGTCGTACAGGTTCTTCACCACAGGGCTGACGTTCTCTGTGCCAAAGGCCTTAACCATCTGGCCAACGGTCATCTGCAGGCGGCGCATGCAGGTGTCCACGACGCCCTTGTCGTTGACCGACAGGCCGTACTCCCCCACGGTCATGGGGTAGTGGTGGATCACGTTGTCGAAGTCGGGCTGCACGTAGTTGGCCCAGGTGCCGAAGGCGCCCAGTTCCTCGTAGCACTGGTGCAGCGCGTTGTACGTGTTGGACGACGAGAAGATGGCGCGCATGATCTCGCCCACCTGGTGCAACCAGTTCTTGACCGGTTCGGACTCCATCAGGTCTTTGTCCTGCAAGCCCAGCTGGAACCAGGGCCGCGCGGGGCTGGTCATGCCCGACATCATGCCGGCGGCCAGCGTGCGGTGCGCGAAGATCGCCGTGTTGTCGTAAATGTTGTTGTGCTTCTTCGTGCCCCTGTTGGTGTCGGACGTGAAGAAACGCCCACCCCGGGGCATCTGGTACGTGGCGATGTCCTGCCAGTGCGTGTCCCAGCTTGAGCGCTCAGTCCAGAGACTGGCCTGGCGGCGCATCAACTTGGCGCGTGTGTTCAAGGAGTCCATCAGCCGCCCAGCAGCGTGGTGCCGCCCGTGTTCATGAGTGAGGGAGCCACGCCACTCGGTGAGGTCAGCAGCGTGCCGCCACCGGCGTTGCCGCCACGTGACTTGCGACGCAGGGCCATGGAGTCGGGGTCCTTCGCTTCCTGCAAGGCAGGAGGCAGGGGGATCTCGTCGGGCGCGTTCTTCAGGTTCAACGGGTCCAGCTTGTCCTTCTGACCGGTGGCAGCGTAGGCGCCGAACGGGTCAGCCTTAGAACTGAACCGGCCCAGCGAGGTGTCGCTTGAGTACAGCTTGGCCACCTGCTTGGAACCCGGCACGCCGGCCTTCTGCGCGATACCGCACATGGTCAACCCCCAAGCAGCGTGCTGCCGCCCGTGTTCAACGCGCTCTTTGGCACCCCGCCCGCGCCGGTCAGCAGTGTGCCGCCTTGCAGGTTCGGGTTGCGCTTGCGACGTTCGGTCATGCTGTCAGGCGCCTTGGCGTCTTGCCCTGGCGCCGACGGCTGTGGAATGTTCGGCGTGCTGCACATGGTCGTGGCCTTCAGTTGAGGGGGGCGCCGGGAGTCGGCCGTGGGTCACGTGGCGTGCGGGGGGTTGGCCCCACACCGCTACTGCCACCAAGGATTGAAGTCGTCGGGGAGCCGCCAACTACTCGGCGCGCGCCCAGGATGGTGTTGCCACCACCCACGCCGCCACCGATGCTGGAGCCACCACCGATAGCGCCGGCCGATGTAGCGCCCACGCCTGACGTCGAACCGGAGCCGATGCTGCACATCCCCTGGATTGTTCATGGGGTGGGCCCGCGCAGGGCTACATGCGGTCCAGGGGGTTGTAGTCCAGGACGGTCTCGGGCTCGATGCCTGTGCGGATCGGCAGGCCCATCGCCCGGTACAGGTCGCGCTGCACCGGGAACGCGAAGGTCAGGGCCAGGGCGTCACCCACGTCGGGGCTGCGCCCGATGCGCTTCTTGATCTCGTCCTTCGACTCCAGGCTGTAGACGTCCTGTGCCGACGTGAACTTGTAGGTGGGCGTGGCCAGGTCCTGCTTGAGCCCCATGTCGTTGGGGATCACGCCACCGCTCGTGATCCAGTCGCGCATCTCGAACCACATCTCGGTGCGCTTGTTCACGTACCTTGGGCGGCCCGCCTTGCCCCCGAAGTGCACACCCATAACCTCGTGGCCCAGCTGCCGCAGGCGGTCGATGACGCCGCCGCCGTTGCCCTCGTCGATGAACACTGCGTCGGGGGACCAGGCCCTGATGGTCTCGGCCACGTGGGCGGCCAACGTCATGTTGTCGACCTTGTGGAACACGTTGCGGTTGGGCAGCAGGGGCAGCATGTAGCGGCCCTGGCGTTGCACGATCACCGACTTGTCGTCGCCAAACCGCGCGGGGTCGACACCAAGGATGCGTGCAGCGAAGTCGTAGTCGGTGACCTGGAGGTGGCGCCTGGCGGCCTGCTCCACGTCGGTCAGGCTGATCAGCTGGTCTGTGCCCGCGGCGCTGAAATCGCACAGGTACTCCCGGGCGAACGAGGCCTCTGACATCTCGCCACGCAGGCGCTCGACCTCTCTGCTGTCCAGCGCGTCGGTGTCGTAGACCGTGTAGAGGGTGGCGAACCAGTCGGTCTTGTTGGCCGCGCCGAAGTACAGCTGGCTGAACAGGTTGATGCCGTTGGGCGTGCCGATGAACAACGCCCAGCCCAGGCGGTCAGACAGCGCAGGCTGGACGACATCGTCCCACACCTCGGGCGCCATCTGGGCCACCTCGTCCATCACCACCCCGTCCAGGCGCACCCCACGCATGGCGTCTGGGTTGTCGGCACCGTAGCACCGGATCATGGCGCCGTTGGTGGTGAGTCTGACCCACAGTTCGGACTCGTTGACCTCGCACAGGCCGTGCATCACCAGCGGTGCCACGATCTGCTTCAACCGGGTCCAGGCGATGGCCTTGGCCTGCTTGAGCAGAGGTGCCACGTAGAAGTACAGGGGCAGGTCAAGCTGGCACCGCAGCGCCTTGTCCAGCAGTTCGCGCAGGGCCAGTTCAGTCTTGCCTGCCCGCCGGTGCAACGCCAGCACCGTGAAGCGCTTGCGCTGGCGGTGGCACTCTTTCTGCCAGGCGCGGGGCTTGTAGCCCAGGTCGATGACGGTCACGCGAAGTCGTTGGGGTCGAAGTCAGCCGGCACGCCGGTGGCGATGGTGATCTGCTGTTGCTTCAACGGCCCCCCGTCGGCGCTAGTGATCTCGGTGCGCTCGGCGTAGACCGCCTTGCGCCGGCCTTTGAGGACCAGAGCCAGCAGCGGGTCGCTGTGCTTGCGCACTGTCAGCGGGATGGGTTGGCTGTTGGGTCCCAGCGCCATGCGCCACTGCTCCTGCTCGTTCTCGTCCAGGTAGCGCTCGTACCGGTAGCACAGGCGCCCCTTGTCGATCACAGGCTCTTCAAAACCCACTACGCCCCGCCGGAAGGCCTCCTGCTCGGCGCGGTCGACGCCCTCTTCCAACGCCTCGTTCACCGCCTTGTCGAAGTCCTCGTCGGCCTTGCGTTGGCGAAACACTGTCGCGCGGTCGATACCCACCGCGTCGCACCCGTGCTTGAGCACCGGGTACTCGCGCAGGGCGGCCAGGAAGGGCTCGCGCCAGGGGAAGGGGTGGAAAGACATGGTGTGGACTTTACGCAGCAGTCAACGGCCAGGGCTACGCTTGAACCGGTCAGCGGTCTGGCCTCGTTTGAGGCCCAGGCAGATGCGCCTGGCGTGGGTGTAGTGAATCTCGAACTTCAGGCCCAACCAGCGGTAGCTGTAACCCTCGGCCCTCAACTCCAGGAGCAGATCGACCTCGTGATCGTCGAGCACTGCCCGGGGGTGTGTCTCGCCGATTCGGAGGCCCTTGTCGTTGACCGCGACCAGCCTGTTTGCTTTTTTCTGCACGATCATTGTGGGTCTCTCCAGGCTTGCGGTTATTTGCACATTCGCCCCTAAAAGCCCGACCTACATGCAACGCAACACCGTGTCTTCTAGACACTCGGTGTGTTGCGTTTCATGGTGCAGTCCTCTAAATTGCAACATTTGTGCATGTTGCGGCGTGTTGCACGCGTTGTGTGGTGCATACTGTGAAATCTTGCAAACAGAGAGTGCACCATGAAAACGCCCGCCATCACTTTCCCCGCCGATGAACTCAAAGTCATCGTCGAACTTCTCAAGGCCAAAACGCCCATAGACGCCATCCAGGTGGCCTACCCCTACCCCACCGAAACGCTGAAACGCCTCGCGCTGCGCATTGCGGTGGCAGGGGGGCGTGATGTCGGCGGGGCCCGCTTGACCCCTGAACTGCGCGCCCGGGCGGTGAAGTGGGCGGCTGAAGGGGTGCCGGTGATGGAGATCGGGCGCCGCCTGGGCGTGCACCGCAACAGCATCCACCGGGTACTGGCCGGCACCACCTGGCGTTCCTAGCATCAAACCACCTCCACTGTGTTGTCGTCATGCAACCAGTAGGGAGCCTCGTCCCCGTTGCACAGTTGTTCCAAGGCCCGCCGAGCGCGTTGCTTGCGCGTGTCGCGCTTGCCGTCCGCTGGGGCTTCCATCTTAGCCACCGCCTGGACAATGACTGCGGTCACCTCGATGCCCTTAGTCTGGACCTTGGCCATCTCCTGAAGCACCTCGTTCACGATCTGCTCCATCGGCCCCATGGCGCGCAACACCTTGGCGCTGGGCACCTGGGCGTCGACCACGATGCAACTGGTGATGGGGTCCAGGTCCTCGTCCACGCCAAGCTGGACAGTCTCAAGGGCGAAGCCCCACTCCAGGTCGTCGGCCCCATCCTTTTGCTTGGCAGTCCTCATGGACCGGCCACCGGCCGAGCGCACCACCTCAAGCTCGGCGTCGGCGGCAGCGCGCAAGCCTGACCAGCCACGGGCCCCCTTGCTGGCGTCCTTGCCCGAGTGGTGCACCAGGACCACCACAGCGCCCGTGGCACGTCTGATACCCTTGCAGTGGCTCAAGGCCTTGCCCATGTCGTCGCCTGAGTTCTCGTTGCCGCCTGGCGTGACCTGGGCCCAGGTGTCCACGAACACGACGTCGGCTTTGCCGATGCCCTTGGCCACCGCCAGTGCGTCATCCTTCAAGAGCAGGTTCGGCGCGTCGGCGATGATGTCCAGGCTCAGGCAAGTCCTTCATGGCGCTGCAGCTGGCTGGGGCCATTGCCAGGGGCGTGGAGTGGCGCGGCCGCCGGGTCAAGCAGGGCAGGGTGGTCTACATCGCTGCTGAGGGCGCAGGGGGCTTTCGCAACCGCTGTGTGGCCTACGCCCAGGCCGAGGGCATCGCGCTGGCCGACCTGAGCC